TTTATAAAATCCCCATACGGATTTGACTTGCTTGGAGGTATAGCTGAATTCGTAATGATTAACGCACCAAATACGAATAATACCACGCTTGAAATCGTCAAATTCATATGAATATCCTTCAGGAGGAGTGTGTGGAAATTCTATCATCAGCAATACACGGGGGAGTAATCAGAACCTTGGTACGCTTCAGTGTTGAAGTCAGTGACCTCAGCGCCGTTAGCAAGGTAGTTACGGATGTCGTAGAGAGCGTCAGACTTGACACAGGTGCTGAAAGAAGTCATCTCCTGGGAGATCTCTTCAGTGGGGTGCCAGATCACACGCTTGACGAAACGCTTGCCACCAGCACAGGGGAAAAAGTCGATCTGGGTGGCAGAGGTTTGGAGTTGCATGGGTGTCTCTCGATTACCTTGTAATCATACACGGCATCAGGGGAACAGGGGATGGTGAGTGGGCGGTTTGACAGCTGTCACACCCAGTTGCCCGATGCGCTCGATGCTCTTGGCATAATACTCTGTATCGCGTTCGCAACCAATATAATTGCGACCAGCACGTTTTGCTGCGATAGCAGTAGAACCAGAACCCATAAAGATGTCCAGCACAGTATCACCAGGATTGGTATATGCGCGGACAATACGTTCCATCACCTCAAGATTCTTGGTGGTAGGATGCCAACCACAGTAATCTTTAGACGTGGTGTGGTTGTTCTTCTCCCAAATACAGGTGGGAATAGTGCCCTGAGTGTAGTCTTGACCAGTGCGTAGATTCTTCTTCACCTTACGTTCCACACGAATTTCCGCATCATTGAACAGAAATTCCGCGCCTTTAGACCAACACCACGCATACTCATGTTTGCGAGCAAAGTTAGTCTTAGCACGTCCACCCCAGTTGTATGACCAGATGATCTCATTCTGTGGTGTGAGCACAGCATGATTATCTGTGGTCTGTAGTTTGTAGCGCAGGAATGTCTCCGTCTTGAGTGTACCCCACACAATGAACATACGATTGGGTTTTAGAACACGGACACACTCTGCCGTCCACTGTCCACACCAATCAAGATACTCATGCTCACTGTTCCACTGAGAATCCCATCCCTTACCACCATCAAATCCAATGAAATACGGTGGATCTGTGACTACCAGATCCACACTATCATCCTCAAGAGTCTTGAGGTAGTCTAGACAATCTAAATTTTCAATCATTCAACAGGGTCTCCAAATCTTTCATGTCTTGAGTAGCACGGTCAACAATCGCTTTCGCTTTCTCTTCAGCAAACTGCTTCAGTTTGACATTCTGCTCACCGATACGATATGCTTCATAGATTTTAGCACGAAGTTCGGTTTCCATGCAACCATACTTAGCAACTTCAGTGGGATTGAGGTTGACTTGAGCACACTCAATAGCACTGTGAGAGTGTTGTCCTTTCTTGTTCAAAACTTTTTTAAGAATAGTAGTAGGGTCGATTACAGCATAATCATAGTCATAGTATTTGTTGCCACTGAGGTCTACAATAATAACCTCATAACGAGTACAATGAACTTGATTCAAACCAACTTTCTGAGCAGTACAATCTTTATGCTCTGCGAAGAAATTGTCCTCTTTGAACCAGAGATCGTCAGTGTGCTTACCCTTATGCTCAGGCAAAGGTTTATCAGCACCCAGAAAGTCACGAAGACGTGCTTCAACCCCAATGGATTCTGTCTTGATCGAAGAGTTAGTGCGGATCTTCATGGTGCGTTGCTTTGATACTGATAGTATCGCATGAAAAAGGGAGGGCGTCAACCCTCCCCAACCAGTTCTTCAACTGTCACCCCAGATCGGGTGGAGTTCAGTTTTAGCATGTAATGTCTTATTAACATGCTGCTCCCACATAATCGCATCCTCTAGATTGTAGAAAATAGCTTGTTGTTTCGTCTTCTTGTTCTTCTTTTGTTTCATCCACACAACTGCGTACTTCATGCCAATATTCACGAAAAACTAAAAGATTTGCTTGGTAACGACCAGTTCTGGTATGTTTGTCTGGTCGATCAATAAAACAGATTGTGATATAGTCATCACAAATAAAATTTACCCAACCTTTGGTATGTTGGTATTGAACTGGTGTTCCATATTCAAATTTCATGATGAGATAATTGTCTCTTCAGTTCTACATCAAGAGTAATGAGATGAGAATAAAGATATCTCTCATACTCATTATCCTTGAGCAATTGTACCAGATTATCAACCTGCTGTAAAGCGAGGATCAGTTTAGTTTTCTCATCCATTCCAGGATTCGGCAGGAGGTTCAACATCATCATTTTCTGTGCTGGACTTGCCATGAACCAGCAGCAGGGCACCCTCCGCCTTTTCAGCGAAGGATTTATGGTAAGTGTTCATCTCCACGATAATATCGCGCAGATCATTATAGAATTCAAGGATACTAGTGTCCTTATCATCCAAATAGTCATGAACAGCATCAGTCAAGCGATCTTTACGCTGCTTACGATACTGCTTTTCCCAATCTACATTCATTTCAGGGCGCCCTTCAATTACAAATTCGTGTCCAGTCATTAGTTGAACTCCTCATTACGGCGACGGTCAAGGTATTCTAGCACTTCTGAGCGCCATTCCATCAACTCATGGAAACATTCTTGGTTGTGAGCACACTGACGCAGTTGTGAGTCAGGTTTCAATACGCTTTCGTAGAACAAACCCAGAGCATCGCGTCTCTTTTCGTGCTTTTGGTGATCCATGGTAGTCTAACGTAGTATTACTATTTTAGATTGTTTTGTGAGGATATCAACGTATCCTCACACTATCTTTACATTTCAGATAAACTCAGTGGCAGCGACACCTTTGACAAAGATGGCATCCACAACACGCTGGAGACGCTTCTCAGTCTGCTTACCATAGTTGGTGAAGACAGGCACAGTCACGAAACCAGTGCGCTTGCGATAGAAATCAAGTTTGCCAGCAGGGATCTTACCAGCAGCGATGTCAGCAGCATCCTGGCGATCAAGACGAATCACACGTCCAATAGTCTGCGCCATCTCGATCACAGGCAGGTTGCGAAGGAGAATAGTATGGGTAAGACCAGGCACGTTGATACCTTCAGACAGGATGCTATAGTGGAACATGATGAACTTACGGCTGGGATCTTTACCCCAGGCATCAAGAGTGTCAAAGAACTCTTGACGACCAACCTTACGCTTATTCACATAAGCACCGTGCTTGCTGGTGATGTGAAGAACATCGTAACCACGATCAGCAAACTCTGCCATCACATTCGTGCCAGTCAGCAACGCCCACAGCACACGAGTGTTAGGAGCAGCAACCAGGATCTTCTGAGCAGAGTCATCATCGAGTTTGCTGACAATATCAGTCAGCACCTGGCGATCGTTCTCAGCAGCGAGCAGAGACTTGTTACGCTCAATATCAACAACGTGAGGAAGAATGGTAGGAGGGATGATGCTACCATTGCTGATCAACTCAGGAGCAGGCACGTTGATCAACTCGCTACCATACACATCAGTGTTGTTCATACTGATAGCACCACCACGATACTTAGGAGTGGCAGTAAGATAGTATGCTTGCTTAGCAGTCAGCGAAGCAGCAGCAACTTCTTTGAAGAAGTCACGGCGGACAGAGTTGTGTGCCTCATCATAATAGATGGTGTCAACATCAATACCTGCCTCGTTGATACGACGCAGAGAGTTGTAAGTGGTGAAGATCAGTTGGTGAATGTTAGCAGCAGCACAGACACCAGCATGACACTGGATCTCTTGGATCTTGGTGGTGCTGTTACCATCAACCTCGCCACTATGAACGTGGAGAGTAGCAACATCAACCTTGCCATTCAGTTCGGCAAAGAACTCTTCATAGAGTTGGACCGACAGCAGGATGCGAGGAGAGACCACTACGATCGTCTGAGGGCGGTCTGCCTGCTGGAGACGGCGCAGAGTGTCAAGGATCATCACAAGGGTCTTACCGCCGCCTGTGGGGCAGGTAAGACGCCCACGGTCAGCAGACAGCAGAGCATCGAGCATACGCTGCTGGTGAGGGCGAAGGGTCAGGGTCATGCGGTACGTCGTTGATGAGAATAGTATAGGGCATGAAAAAGGGGTCTTGCGACCCCCTGTGACAGTTCTTCAATCGTCCTCGTCGGTTCGATCGACGGATGCGATGTCGCAGACAGGAACTTCATGTTCATTACCAATGCGATACCAATGCATCATATAACCATGGTATTCTGGATGTGCTGAGTATTCAGCAGTATATTCAAATTCACCCAGGTATTTGATCTCTGTTTCTGGGATATTGTGATCACGGAGCATCGCTTGCAGTTGCAGATGCGTCAATTCATATTGTGTAGGGACTTTCATTAGCTTCCAGGATAAGATTTACGAAGGTAATAATCGAGAGGTGTTACTCTGAATACAATAGAGGATCTATAAACATATGGATGGATTGGTCCTAATCCTCTATGTGGATGTTTAGAAGGCAATACAATTACTCTACCAGGCACATACTCATGTTCTTCAACAACTTCATCATTTTCAATCAATTGAAATTGCCCACCCCATTCTTTATCCCAAACCGAATTTGTCATGAGAAGAATAGTATGATCATAAGGATCTGGACTGTCACAATGAGTTGTGCCATCACAACCAGAATGCTGAATATTCAGTGATATTTGAGAAAGATAGAAAAATGCCTTCAATCTGTCTTCAATAACTTCAAACATCTTGAAGAAAGTTTCTGCCTCTGGTTTGAGTGTTTTGATGTTGTTTATGCTTGATCTATCAAATAGTATCTGACCTAACAATCTATGTGATCCTTCATTACCAAAGGGCCATGTTTTTCTGTTAGCAACATTATTTGTAGAAAGTGGAATGTCTCTAATTAGAGCATCAACTTGATGGATATAAATTTGATCAAATATACCATCTATAACTTGACAGATCATTTCTTTTGTACATTGATATTGTATGATATTGATATCCTATCGCTGTTAGATTTATTCTCTTCCACATAATGAACTAGATGTGTTGGAAAGAAATAACCCCTACCAGCAATGGGTCTGATTTTCTCTTCCATCCTAACAGCATCGAAATAAGTTGTCAACCTTGCGGTGGTGGCGCACTGATGAGGATTCATTATAGAGAGATTACCACAGTCATCTGGTGTCTTTACATAATAAACACCAGTGAAGTCTCCTTCATGTACATGAGGTAAATTATGAGAACCAGGAGGATTGATGTTACAAAACATATTTCCCAAGAAATATTTTGTCTCCATCAACGGTCTCATTTCATTGATAATGAATTGTTCAAATTGCTGTGATATCAGATACAGCAGTGGTTGCATTTGAGGCATTATTTCAATATTATTTTTTTGCCACCCGTTTCTGTTTGACCTTACATCAGATTCTGGTTTTAGTTTTCTTAGTTGATATAAAAAATCTGCGATTTGGTTGTTCAGTTGATCACATTCATCGATGACATACTCATGAATAATACTACCAAGAATCATACAACTCGCTCAAAATCTACCACATCAAAAGTATACAACTTCTTATCAACCATTATACCACCTTTCCACTTGAATTTGATGGAAAATTGTTGCCGCGATGGACTATTCTCTTTACAATACTGAATCTCATCAGAATCTAGCAGGTCACACTCTGCCATTCTATCAAAATACTTTTGCTTTCTATTGAGATATGAGTCATAATTTCCCCCACTCAAATATAGTTCTTTTTGATAAAAAGCACTAACAAATTCTACAGAAATTGTATCATCATCAGAATCAAACTGTACTCTTATTGGCGACTTGAATGAATCTGGTGCTGATGCTTCACCTGCTTTTAGTTCGGAAAAATTCAAATCAACAAATTTTTGAAGTTTTTCAAATTCTGGAAGATTTAGTAACTCAATAATATTTGAAACTGGTCTGAATAGCATGATGTACTTCATCACATCTCCAGTTGTTGATAGAGATACTCCTTCGATACCTACATCAATTTTTTCTTCTCTAATTTTTTTCAATAACTCTGGTTCTTGTTTACCAAACAAAGCATAGAAAGAATCAACGTCAATTGCTCTATAATCAAATGCGTGATATGGGTGATAATACAAGTCTTCAGTAAAAGTGTCGTCTGTGGTTGTTATCCACAAACCACAACTATTCTTCTTTAGCATGGATTGCTTGATAAATCCAAGTTCTTTGTTCTCTTCAACAAAAAAATCATAGAAAGATTCTATCTTTTCAGCAGCAGTTTGATCAATCAAATCAAATTTGATATATTCGTGAGGAACATATCTGTGATAGTTTAGAAAACTTCTATTTGTTATACTGTGCTCCTGAGCACCCATATAATGATCTGTGTAAGTCATGATTATCTGTTATGGTACTCAATTCTTCCTTGATCATCATACACTTCAACAAGAATATAATAATCGGGATCTCCTTCAGATGAGTTCTTTGGAAAATGATCAACTGCGTATGTTTCCGCTTCTTCCACAGTTTCAAATTCTACAAAGATAATCTCATGAGTCAAAATGCCATGCATAATATCACGATCTACCAGCATACGATACGTATCATATACCTGTGTTTTCTTATCTTCATCTACAATATTGCGTGGTCCTACATTACGCACCACCATTGTGGGTTTCTGACGCGATGCGATGTAATTTTCAACGATTGTTTGATATTCGTATACTTGATGGGTCATTTTATTTTGATGAATAACTTCCAAGCAATTGACACTCGTAAACCAGCAAATGATCTAGTAGTTTCTTCTGCCCAATGAAAGATTTGACCAGGAAACAAAACCGCTTTATTTGGTTCAGGAACAACAAAATGATATTGTGGACCAGAATTTGTTTGAATAATAAATCCTGTCTTTCCTCCCCATTCAACACTCCATGTTTCCATTGGATAATATAAGAGAGTTCTACAAGAAGTATCAAATCCGTCCTGATGTGGACTTCCTCTCATGCCATAAGTTTGACCATTTGCGTATACACGCTCTAAATGAAATTCACTATTTGTTTTCTGTTCAATCTTATTTAGGAGATAGTCCGAAAAGAACTTATCATCAGATAATTCCATATACCAGAAAGGAGGAAGTCTATTCTCTTTCTTATGAATACTTTTATGTCCCCAATGCCATGATTTATCATCGATTGCTCTTTTTACCGAAATATAATCATGACTGTCAAAAAAGTCATGATATTCAACTATGTCCGAAGTATTATATGATGGCATTTTCTCTAATCAAGTTATGACGAATAGTTTCAAACTTTGGTTTCAGGGGATGATCTTGCTCTAGCTCTGCCAGAAGTCTAGAATACTGCATGATAACGTCTCTCATTTTACCATTATCAATAATAGAACAGAACCACCATGTAACAACTTTTCGTTCTCCCTTGATAACTGGTTTTACACAATGATCGAGACCAGTGTGATATATTACTGCTTTTCCTGGTTCTAATTTGTATTCAACATTAGCATCACCGACTGTAATTACAAGTTCACCTCCTTCATACTCAGAAGGATCATTCAAAAATACCGTGATGCTGTAATCTGTTTTCATTCCATCTAAAATCCACATGTCATTATGCCAAGCATAATGCATTCCCTCTTTGTATCTAAGGAAATTGGGATGAGTATGTCCTCGTGGAAGAAAAAGATAATTGAATCCCTGATTTTCTGAGATGTATTTGTTCATCAAAGAAACCATAGAAGGATAATGAACTTTATCTAAAATTTGTTCATTATACTTCAAATCTCTATTTGAAGAACCAGACCAAGATCCGTCAGTAAATTCACAAAACTCATAAAAATCCAAAAGATTTTTCACTACTGCTTTTGGCAGCATATCATATTCATAAATCATAATTACTCAGTTTGATTATCAGCTACAAATTTCTCGTAATCTAGTCCAGTGTAAACCGTTTCCATTTTTAACTTCTTTGCCAATTCTAACACTTTAGAATCAATTGGTCTGAAATCAGTGTTATATGATTCTAAGAAGTTGATGAGATTTAGTTGTGTTTTTCCAACAAAGTCTTTGGAAACTTGGAAATCGTACTTTTCAAATTGATCCTCTGTAGAAAGATATTCTACATCAAGATTGGGGTATCTGTCAAAATATACTCGTGGATCAATAGGATATTTCAATGTTTGGATAAATTTGAACATCTCAAAGTTATCAGCAAATTCTTCCCTTGGGTTTTTTGGAAGAAGATCTCTTAGTTTCTGTCTCCAAATCACCCAATCATCTTTCTCTCCATCATATTTTACAGGTGTATCAGGTAATACTCTGAAATCAGAGTAAAGAAGCATTTTTTGAATTTCATCCATCTTCTTATACCATTTCTGGTCATAATAATAGTTTAGTGCTTCAAGATTCAGTTTTCTAGCTTCTTCAAGAACTTCCAATGAATGAATTTCTCTTTGAATAATTACAGTAGCATGAATAACCTCATAAATCTTCTTTACATCCTCAACAGATCCGTCCTTGAAATTATAAGTATCCCAATAGGAAGAATTAGAAGAAAAATCATACTTCATTCTTCTTCTTTGGCACAAATATTGATCATTATTGTATAAAAGAAGATGTTCAATCTCATCTTTTCCTGGATCATGCCAAAATTCTGGGATTGACTTCAAAACAATGTCATCCCATGCTTTCTCATCGATAAATGTTGTTTGACCGCCATCAGCAACACTACCAATAGTAACCGCCTTCTCTTTGAAGTTCAGTTCCATGATAGATTCTTTTGGTCTAATATGTGTAGACCAAAACTCCCTAACTTCGTCTTCGGTAGGTTGTCTGTAGTAATATTCTGCCATTATGGAACCTTGATATACCAGCCAGTCAAAATATATTTATCTTCTGTAAATACAGTGTTTCCTTTATGAACATGAGTTAGAGCAGCGGGCCAAATTACAACAGTTCCTGCAGTTGGTCTAATTCTTCTTTTCTGATACAAGAACTCAGTTTCTGCTTCTCCCTCTGGAAGATCATTTAGATAGATAATCCACACTAATTCTCTAGCGTGAAATCCGTACCCACTATTTTCATAGTGCCACACATGATACCCACCGCCAGGTGGAGTTTTTTGCATCTTAGTATCTTCAGAGATTAGTTTAGTAGATCTCAATTGATTGTAAGTATCAATATAATGATAAGTACACGCAGAAAGATACTGATTTGCTTCGTAGTTCAGTCTTTGACTAGAATAATTGATAAGCAGAGATTCATCTTTTCTACCAAGACTACCCTGAGGAAACTGATTAGTTCCATCTAGAATCGCTCCCTGCTCAGCTTCATCAATAAGAGCAGAGTTAGCACGAACACTTTCAAAATGATCAATGAATTTTTGACAGACTACTGGAGGAACAAAATTTTCCCAAACTCCAATAAAATCAGAAAATTCTGATTTTGTAATATTTTCGTCCTTCATCAACTCCAAAGGACGAATAGGTTGCACGGACATAATTTACCTCAATATGCTTTGATAATGTATTTTACACGATGATATTTATTGATGACTGGAATGGTTGTTTCTGGAGTTAGTGCTGGAGTTGGAATTACAACTTTAGAGAGATTCAATTCAAATGTTGCTTCATTTGCTGTTAGAGCAAGTTGAGTTTGAGTAAATTGAATGTTTGTAGTTGTATTAGTTGCCATTCCACCTGCTGCAGTTCCACCACCAACAGTGTTACCATATCCATATACGTTTTGAGAAGATCCAAAATCGTTCTGGGAAAGATAATGGGCATGTGTTTGTAGGGTTCCTGGAGAATATACCACGACATTACCCTGAACGTTGTTTACACCAGCAGCAGCAGAGGCGTTACCACCACCTGGAAGTCCAGAGATATTATTTTGAACCGCACCAGCCCAATAATTATTGAAATTTCTATTTACTTCTCCTCCAGGTGATACTACACTATTATAACCGATTGATGAGTAAAGTGTGGCACCAATTTCTCCATTACTTATCTGATAAAAGGCTGGAGTTCCCCACGCAACATATCCAACAGAAATTTGGTCTGCTTGTGCTGTAATTACATCATGTTCATGTTGAGGTGGAGTGGTAATTACTTCTGTGATTGGTCCAATGGCAGCTGAAATGTTTCCAGTAATAGTATAAGTTGTCTCTCCAGTAATTCCATCTTGTCCCGTGGTTGTTAGAGATCCTAGTTTGAAAAATTTGCCATCACTAGATCCAATACCACTATATACTTGTTCGTCAGGAGGATCTCCCTGAGCATCAACTGTGTCAATATACCAGTTTCCACCATAAGATCCAACAATATTTGAATCACCAGTGCTGCCAGAATTTGGATTTGGTCCTCCGTATGTAATAACAGAAGGAGATGAAGACTTATTGCCATCAACATTACCAATTCCCATCAACAATCTATTATGATAGTTTGGTAGATTGAAAGACCCAGAATATGTTTTAGTATTTCCAGTTTGAGATCTTACACCATTTCCACCATAAGTGTTCCCAATAACATCAAAAAGATCTGGATAATCCGCAGCATTCAATGTTCTGCCATCACATTCAATCCATCCAGGATATCTTGAATCTAAATTGCCATCAAGAGTTCCCCAGTTTCCAGTATTATCTCTAAAAATACTCATCACAGTACCTAGTGATAATCCATCTAACTTTTTATTTCTAGCACTATACCAGTGTCCCTGTTGCAGGTTATCAGCACTTGCATATGTTGTAACTGTCCAATTAGTAGTATATGCCATTGATCAACCGATAGAAATAGAAGCAGAAACCGCCGTGTTTAGACTACTGCTACTCAAAATTCTGAGTCTTAGAGTGTCTCCATTATTTATTGAACCACTGATAATCCATCCGTTTCCATTTATAGAACATTGTCCACCAGTGACAGAAACGGGAGCTGGTGCTGTGATACCACTTATCAAAACTGTATTACTCAAAACATAAGTATTTGGTGGTTGGTTATCTCTATCAGCAAAATAGAAAGCATCTGGAATTGTATCACCAAATGTAGTACTAAAAACTGTCCACAAATCAGTAAGATTACCAACTGTCACGGATGTAGAAACAGACTCCCCAAAATTTGGACTAGAAAGAATTCTAAGTTGTAAAGTCTGGTTGACATTTATATTTCCAGTTGTAGTCCATGCTCCACCATTGATTCTAAACTCAGCTCCATTAGTAACTGTTACTGGTGTTGGTACATTGATTCCTTCAATAGTCAATACGTCACTTTCAACAATGGAATTTGGTATTTGATTTATTTTATCAAGAAAATCAAAATAATTTGGATTGTTATCTGCTGTCAAAACATTTACGACATTCCAATCAACAAGAGGTGAATCCCCAACAAGCACTCCTGTAGTTTGTGTGTCCCCCAAAACATTACTAGTAAGAACCCTAAGTTTTAGAGTTTGACCATTAGTAATATTTTTAGGTGTGGTATCAAATAAACCTCCATTCACAGAACTTTCAAATCCATTTGATGGAGTTGTTACCAAAACTGGTTCGGTAATTCCAGAAATTACTACAGAATTGCTTTCAATATATGAAAGTAGAGGAGCGTCTTCAACATCATTGAAATCAAAATTGTTTGGAATTTGCTGTGGAGCAGTTTTTGTTCGTATTTTCCATGTGTTATTGACTTCACCCAAACTAACAGTTGTTGTTTTTTGAGTATTAAAACTAGCAGATGATTGCATTCTCAATTGTAAAGTATCACCTTCAGAAACTTGTTTTACATCTGCAGAAAAAGCACCACCATTTACAGATGTTAGAGCACCATTTGATGCCGAACAAGATACTGATGCTTGAAGACCACTAATAGTGACAACATTAGAATCGTATACTGTGGATAGTTCAGCATCTTCAACAGCAGAAAAAGAAATGGGGTCTGCTTCGTCATCAAATTTCAATAATTTTACAGTAACGCTTTCGGATAATGTAGCAGATCCATCACTTATCGTAATAGTATACACAGTATCTTGAGATGGAGCTGGTATTGTAGTTTGTTTTGCTCCAGTTGCAACTGGTCCAATGCCTTGATTTATACTAGCACTAGTAGCAGTATTATAAGAAGCATTAAAAAGGGTACTCCATGTAAATGTAACTACCTCATCTGGATATACAGATGTTTCTGGCCATTGATCATTTGCTCTAAAATAAGTAAGTGTTAGGGGTATATCAATTACGTTTAGAGTAACTGAGGTTGCACTATAAGTAACACCACATTCATTGGTGACAGTTAGATAATAACTTGTTGTTGATGCTGGTTTTACAGTAACGCTTCCACTCGTTCCTGGACTGCTAACAGAAGTTACTGATATTGAAGTTATTTTATCTCCCGTTATTGACCAACTTAGAGTAGCACTATCTATTCCATCATTTACTATGCTTGTTTTATTCAAGCTCAAACTTGCAGAAAGAGATGAGCACACTGGAGGTGGAGGAGGACAAGAACCCTGACCTCCCCAAGTATGTTTTCCATATGCTTGAACGTCTTGAAGTTCTCCACTGCCACCTTGATTAGAATCTCCACCAGCACGAATCATATTTATAATTGACCCGTAAACAGTTGGAGCACTTCCATAAATCCAATCAGCAAGCCATTGTTCAAGATAGGGCGATTCTCCATATCTTCCAAAAAGAGAGAAATAAGCGTTACTTATCTGATCTCTAGTGCCATCATTGACATCTGCTGATGAGACACCAGGAATCCAAGCTGGTATAGTTGTACAATCACTTGTGTTTCCGTATCTATAGTAATAACCCGTAACGTATGCTGGCATGTTATCCTACCGTTATAGAAAGTGATTTTGGTGTTAGCAGTGTCCCAGGCGTAAGAACTCTTGCTTTCAGTGTGTCTCCATTATTTACGAATCCAGTAAATATCCAAGGTCCTTTATTGATAGAAACTTGTCCGTTCACAACATTGATTGGAGAAGGAGAAGTAATACCCTGAATGATCACAGTGTTACTCTCAACATATGTATTTGGAGGTTGATTATCTTTATCAAAGAAAAAGAAATCATCTGGTATGATATCACCAGCGGTTGTAGTGGTTATCTTCCAATCATTTGTTAGAGTGCCTACAGTTATATTAGTTGATACAGTTGCTCCAGGATCTGCGCTAGATGTCCATCTAATCTGAAGTGTTTGATTGTTGGATATTGTTGCGGGACTTGGTTGCCAAGATCCACCATCAATTCTAATTTCTGCTCCAGAAGGATTATTCAAACCATCTGTTGTAGTTGTAGTAACGGTTGTTGGTACATTAATACCAGTAATTGTAATTACATTGCTCTCAACTAAAGATGACGGTGAAGCATTTATAATGTCATCGAAATCAAAATAATCTGGATTACCGTCCGCAGTTGTAACATTAGTTACTTGCCACCCTACATTAGGACCATCTCCAACAGCAATAGCAGTTGTCGCAACATCACCAAGAACATCACTCGTAAGAAGTCTAAGTTTTAGTTTGCCACCGTTAGATATTGTCTTTGCTGCTGTAGAGTATGCTCCACCGTTCACAGAACTTTCTGCTCCATTAGTAGGTGCGGTTACATCTACGGTAGTTGTAAGACCAGTAATTGTTACCTCATTGCTCTCAATATATGTAAGAACTGGAGCACCAACTACTGGAGTAAATGTAAACGTATTTGGTATTTGAACTGGTGCTGATTTAGTAGTAATTTTCCAAGTTGTACTAATTGTTCCAATACTGACAGTTGTAGATTTTTGCGTATTGAAACTGCCAGATGATGTCATCTTAACAGTAACAGTATCGTTGTTAGTAACAGATTTATTAGTAGTACTAAATGCTCCTCCATTCACTGATGTTAGAGCACCATTTGTAGCACTAAGAACTACTATAATTCCAGGATCTAGTCCAGCAACTGTAATAGTATTACTAGTATATTCTGTTGAAAGTTCAGCACCAGATACAGCACCAAAAGCAAAGATGTCTGGAGTAGTATCTGGAACTTTCATCTTCACAAGGAGAGTTTTTGTTATAGTTCCAGTATTTCCAACAGCAGTAAAAATATAAGTAGTTTCAACGGTTGGACCAACAGCAAGAGTAATAGATCCCTGCGCTATGGGTGCCACAGCACCAATTCCTTGATTTATACTTACGCTAGTTGCACCAACAAAATTTCCAAGTTTAGTACTCCAAGACAAAACTAGAGGATCGCCAGGAAATATCGATACTTCATCACTTTCATCGTTTCCCCTAAAGTATTGAATATGAGTAGGAACAGTGCCATAAACTCTTATTCGTGAGATTCCATATCTATCGCCAGCGTTTACATTTGATGAGTATATTCCTCCACTTCCAGCAAATTCTGGTTGAGCAACACTATATGCATAAAATCTCCACAATTTCACACCCTTATCAGCTTCGGATATATAAACTGTTTTTGTTGTCCACGCACCACCAGCATCAACATCTGGAAATGTATATCCACCATCTTTACCAGAATTTGCCATTAAATATGTTTGTCCAGATCCAGTAATAGATTGTAAATATAGTGATTCTCCAAAATTATTTGGTCTCTCTCCTCCATTATAATCACTACCAGTGATTACATCAATAATCATATACTCCATACTAGCAAGATTCAAGAAAAATTTTGCCTCTCTATCAATAACATAAGAATATGAGTTGAACGTTCCAAAACTCAAATATGCTTTTCCAGTATTGGTATTAAATCCACCAAGTTCTCCAGTTCCAGCAGCACCAGAAACTCCATATCCAGAATTATAAATGGCACATCCATCCAATAATTCCCATGTCATTTCTCCTGGATATAAGTCGTATATTAGTTCTGCCATGTTAGAATTTTATTATGTACTCTACTAAAATAAATGGTTGAACCGTCTCTGGAAGTTCTGTAACTGTTTTAGTGGCAATATTTATAGTTGTTTGTAGATTGTCTGCTGGGGCATTGAAAGTATCAAATTCAAATTTGAAATTTTGATTATATGATGCAGCATTTGGCCAAGTAATTTTGTGTACGTGTCGTGATTGAGTTGTATTTGATGGATTTCCAGATCCAACAATTTGGTTTCCTGCAAAAGGTGTTAGATCAGTTCCACTTTTTCCTTCCGCACCAACTTTGAAATTTCCAGTATAGTTCAGTACTTTAGCATTTGTATTATGTCCATGTGCTTGAAAACTTGACTGATCAAGAATTGCTTCACCAGTATTTTTTTCATCATTTGGTGGAGTAAATTTTGAGTTTCCCAAAAGAGCAACATCGCTTTGCCCAATTACAGTGAAGTTTCCTGCATAATCAATTGTAACACTATTTCCAACATTGGAAGTAACAGAAACTTCAGCACCTACTCTACTTTTTCCTGTCTGAATAATATTCAAAGAAGCATACTGACCGCTAGCCAAACCAGGAGTCATATACTTAGATCCAAGATCTGGAAGTTGAAACTGATTTTCATTCAATTCCTGAGTTTCTTTTCTAAATTTAGAAGCTTCACCAACTCCAAGAATAGCAGCAAGTTCTGGATATTCTTTAGCATTCAAAATAGATCCATCACATCTCAAAAAACCAGCAGGAATTTGAGACTTCCATTGAGCATCTAAGGGATCATTTGCTAATGGCAGAGCACTAGTAAATAGCTGAATACTACCTACGACTCCACCGTATTTTGATTTTTCTCTAGTATAATTTGCCATTAGTATGCCCTGATTAGATACAGACAGATGAGAGTTGGTGTTGGTGTTGATACATTGATATTTAATGCTTTATCAACGTTATCTGGTACAACATTTGAAATAACATTTACTGAAACGCTATTTGGAAGTCTAGTATTTGCGATATCAAATTGAACTTCAAATGGTTCATGATTATGTGGTTGAATTACAGCCTGCTCTCCAGCAATTTCTGTGTTTTGATTGAAACTAATAGCATTAGAATCAAACATAGATTTATTATATCCATGTACGTCTCCACTATTTCCACCACCTGGATCAAAGTTTCTATTGGCAATAGTTTGAGTTCCCCCACCAGGAGCAAATAGCAAAGTATCGCCAGCAAGAAAGTTTTCATCCATTGGGTTTGATGATTTTGTGTTTGGAACTTGATAAGGTCCAAACCAATTAGAAATTGGTGATCCAATTACATTTACTGGTTTTAGGTTGTATGTTGGACCTTCACCTTGAACATTAGTAACAACTACGCCAGGAGCACCTCCACCAAATCCCTGATCATTAGTATACTGAATATTCAACTGTGCCTGAACCTGAGAATAATCAAGTTGATCGAAACTAGCTCTCTCGATTCGATAATTGATTTCACCCCATGCAGCAACACCTTGTCCTGGTCTAGCACCAGAAGAAGGAAGATATAATGTTGTAAAAGTAGTTGGGTGACTGTGAATTGTAAGATGTCTTCTACCAAGTTTTCTGTGAGACATATAGACTGTTTTCGATCCAAAAGTCTCATTCAATGTAGCGCCAGTTAGTTTTCCAGTAAAATCATTTTCTGGTGTATACGAAAAATTGATATCTGTATAAGCATTGAAAGAAGTTCCAACGCCATTATCAGTATCAAGACCAATCAATGTATTTGTTGTTCCTGGAGAAACTAAAGCAGCAAGTGCCTCTGTTGTATCAATATCATTTGAGTTATCAAAATATGATGACTCAATATCTACCAATCCTCTCTGATTGATTGCTGGGAGGGCAATTTGCCCAGTATAATTGGGAAATGTTCCGCCAAAATTTTGACCACCATAATTATCAGCAATATTTTGTGCTAATAATGGATAATCAACGGCATTCAAAGTTTGACCATTACAAATCAACCAACCAGCAGGAATAGCGGTCAAGTCGCCGCCCCATGGCATAATAGTGCCAATGGCGGCGGCTTTCATAGTTTTTAGTGTTCCGTATGTTGCCATCTTTTTTCGTCTATTTTTGGCGGAGAATTTTTTTCAGAATTTATGGAATTAGATTTCCATTAGCCACCAACCCTGTAGGTTACTTGGGATACCAGATGCAGTTCCATCAGCATTAGTTGAACCAGCATAGATAAGACCAAATGCGGCGTTTGGAGTGGTAACAATTAGTTCACCACCATCATAGTTAGTTAGGCTAACTCCAGGAATGGTAATTCCAGTATTGGTAGAATCTCCAGCAACAGGTACACCGTCAGGGGCTCTAATAATCATTCTTACATTGTAAGTCAATGCTCCACCAATGTCAACAAATCTGATGCAATCTCCACTTTGAGCAGTATCTGGTAACTTGAGAACTAGATCAGAAGATGCCTTCGTGAAGTAGTTGACGTTACCAACCAATTCACCACCATCACCAGAAACAGTGCTCATGTACAACCACTTTCTTGCTCCGCTAGCAGAGAAGTAAGCGTCAATTCCACCAAGGTCAATGTTACCATTGTTATTTACCTTGAATCTCTTAGTAGAACCACTATTTACGGTTAGATCTCCACCATTCAGAGTAACATCACCAGCGAATAGGTTTTCTCCAGTTCCCTGAGTTGTAATTACACCAGAGATAGTTAGATTTCCGTTACCATTTACAAATGTAAGTTTTGGTGTTGTTCCATCATCAGCGAAGATATTTACATCTCCACCATTCATTGTTAGAGTTCCAGTAGCACCATCAACTAAGAATTCGTTGAAGTTTACACCAACACTCAGACTACCAAATAGTTTGGTATTTCCATTTGAACTATCAACTTGCAATCTTACATCAGTTCCATTTGTAATAGTGAATAGTCTATCACCTAGAGATGTAGTACCAGTTAGAGTAATATTATTTCTAACTTCAGTTGGACCAAGAATTGTTGTTTGACCAGTAGTTGAAAGAACTTCGAATACAGTAAGAGGTGGTTCACCGCCATCATTGATTCTAAGTCCTTGAACGTTTTCGGCATCAGTAGAAACATATGTGACATTGAATAGTTCGTTGTCATCAATTCTTAGGATATCATTGATGTTGATCGATCCGCCAAACTCAGCAGTTGTAATCTGTACAGAAGTTCCCTGAGCACCAGTTAAAATTGTAGAAGTAGTGTAGCTAACGTTCTCTTGCTTGAGTAGTTTAGTAATTACACAATTATCTGGGTGGTCAGTTCTAAGAGTTGTTCCTTCTTGTGCTCTCAATACTTCAACTCTATATCCATCTGGATCAGTAGCATCGGTAGCATTGATTAGATTTGTTACTAGAACAATTTCAGAAGTTGCCTGATCTCCACCAGATGCTTCTCTATCAATTAGTAGTAGATCGCCAATAGCAATATCGGTTAGACCAATCAGTTCATTGACTGGTAGATAGTAAGTACCCTCACCAGAATTTTCAATGAATGTGGTATTACCCCATGTTGCAGCACCTTGAGTATCAATTGACTTACCGATTTCAATACGCTTATAGATATCGATGTTTAGATTGTCAACTCCACCAAAACCATGTGCTGATGTTGTTGTGTTGAAGATACCTCTAGTAGCAGTCAGTTCACCCGATTGAAGTCCACCAAAGAGTGTGATGTTTCCATCAACTCTCTCAGATGCTTTGACATACAGACTATTATTGATTGTAGTTGTGCCAGCGTCAGCACCGATGCTTAGAACAGAACCAGTGCGGCAAAGATCAATTTCATTAGAACCACCAGAAGCACTGAATACTTCTAGTTTTGGTGTAAATGAGTAGATCTTTGTGATGCCAGTAGATGGCGTACCAATCTGTAGATCTCCATCAATCTTTGTTCTAGCGTTTCTAATGTTGAACAAACTATTCTGATTAGCAAACGCACCTCCCATGAAGATCTGAGAGTTGTATGATGCATCACTTGCAACTGTACCAATATCAATTACAGAGTTTTCTGAATTGCTATGTAGATAGAATAGAGATGTAGTTGCTCCATGACCAATTTTTACCGTTTGAGTTGCAGATCCATTACCAATATCAATTGATTGAACTCCAGTTGCACTATTAGCAATCTTGAGTTGTAGTGCTTGTGGGAATAGATCTACATCAGTAGTTGTAGGAGCAAGGGTAAATGTAGTGCTTGGAGTATCAATAATGCCATTATCAAGTGTAAGAGTTTCAGTAAATCTTACTTCACCATCAACAACAAATTCCTTATCGAGAACAATGTCGGAATTTGAAACATTGATACCAACTCTATTGTTTAGAGTATTGACCCTTAGAACAGCAATAGAATCTGGAATGTCTCTATCACCACCAACCAAGAATGCATTTGCTTGTCCAGTTACAGTTCTGTTGAACAATGGAGCATTTGGTTGACCTAACCAATTGTTTACAGTTCTTCCAGTAATCCATGCCGTTCCAACAACGTCTAGGTTTGCTTTAGGATCAGTATACTGATCAACAAATGCTGTTTCATAAGCTAGATGATTTGCAGAAGCAATTGTGTTGATACCAAGTCTGTAGTCTCCAATGTTTTCAGTTGAAGTTCTAATTGCTTCAGCACCAATTACACCAACTTCTTTCCAATTTGCCGTGGAGAATTCCATGACTGGAGCAGGAGTGCTACCATTGATTGGAGTTCCAGCATTAGTTACTAGACTATTCCAAGTTGGTTCTGAGACTGGAGCATCAAGCGATCCATCTCCATCATTATCATAAGAAACACCAGCAATTGTCTCACCAACCTGAATCCAGCAGAAGGAATCAGTAGCCTGGAATGGTTCGCCAACAACAGTAGAAATAACGTTGAACGTTCCGTTCATTGTTCCAACTGGATAGAAGTTGGAAATTCTGATTGCTGAAGTCTCTCTAATTCCTAGAGATGCGTTAGTTTGCTGCACTCCATTGATGGTATTCCAATTGATCTTTACTCTCGTAGTTCCATTGAACTTGACAGAGAAGATAGCAGCATTCTGAATTACAGTAAAGTAGTTTGCATAAATCCAACCAAGAGATCCAGACCTTTCAACAGATCCACCCTTGAATAGAACATCACCATCTTGAGGTAGAACAAATGCGGTAGAAGTACCATACTTGACATACTGCTTGCTGTTTAGAGCACTGCCACCAAGACCAGCACTGAACAGTGTAGACTGGTTTGGAGTTACATTAGATGGCGTTGGACCAGTAATTTCAAGTGAAGTATGTGTCTGGAATCTATAACTCTGACCATTCTTTTTAGCATTGAGATTGAACATTGCTGCTCTAATCTCATTCTTACCGAGATACATATCACCACTTTGACGTGGTAAGAATGAAGTTCTATCAAGAGTTACATCATTTGGTGTTCCATCTGGATTTTGTGTATCTACGTTAGAAAGAATATAAAGTGGTCTATCTTGAAGAGTTAGATCACTATTGGAAACGTTGATTGTAACTGGTGAGTTGAAGTTGCTTACCAGTTCTCCTTCACCACCGTTGACTGTAATATTCTGGTTGAATGTTACAGGAACTTCGAAGGTGGTGATGAGTGAGCTGATATCATCCTCGTCATCATCAGAGTCAATCAGTGCTGCTCTTTCTAGGAACTCTTCCTCACCAGTAATAGCATTGATCTTACGGTTACCAATATAGAGTTCACCGTTGGAGTTGATACCCGTGTAGAAGACGATACCAGCGTCTTGACGCTTCGCTTGGGCGTAGTAGTCCTGAGTCGCCGTTAGAACGATCTCCTGACGCGCTGGGAGACCTGTGGAGTAGTTACCAGGACCGAAACCAAGGTATTCAAACGTGTGGTTACCAGCACGAGCAATAGATGGTCTACGGAGTTCAACGTACCACTTCTGATCAGTATAGACTTCGCTATCACCAGCAAGACGGATCTGTCTGTCTTCAGCACCAGCAGAAGCATTACCTTCCTGTGCAACAATAGCGTTATCGCCAGTATATGTGTTACGCTCAAAAGCAGGAGTTTCAATCAGATCAAGGATAGTCTCCTTGGTCATTGATCCCTTAGAATCGTTGGTTCTAACTAAACCATGTACATAGTTATCAGCAGCAGAGTAAGTTGCAGGAGGATCAATCAGACCCTGTGCAAATGCTTTCTCTGATGGTGTTGTACCTGCATGTGTGAACCAATAAGGATCATTCTTATAGTTCTGTGGATATAGATAAGAAATTGGTTGAGAGAACTTGAAGTTGCGGAAGTTATTCTGGTTACCAGCACCTAGAGGTAGAGGTGAGATATTACCACGGATAGCAGTCAGGTAGTAAATACCATCTTGCTGTTTTGGAATACGACGCTGAAGTGTCTCGATGTCAAAGATGTAGAAGGTATCATCAATCTCACCAGCATCTTCAACAGAAGCAACAATGAATCTATTTTCCGATCCATCTTCTTTGATGATATCACCAGGAGTGATAGTATATACAGGTGCTCCGTTTTGTTTGTAGAAGAGATCACTCTTACCCTTTTCAATTAGTCTCTTGAGTGGCAATGACTTACCACCATCTGGATCTTCTAGAAGATCAGCATAGATATTTCCTTGCTGGAATCTAGTGTTCTGGAATGGCGAGAAGATTAGATTTCCATCAATGGTATCACCCTTGAGGATTAGATAGTGATCAGAACCAACGTTAGTATATGCATGTACATATGCACTACCCGAGCTGAATCCAGACCATTGAATATAATGAGGATCAGTAGGAACACCGCTACCAACACTCTTATTGACTTCAAATAGTCCGCCCTGAGGAGCACTAATCTTGACAGTTCTGAACGAAGAACCATTGAGTGCTAGAATTTCTGGGTTTGGTTCGTAATCAAATACGTTCAGTTCTAGGTAAGTATCACCTTCAACTTCTCTTAGTCTACCAGACTGAATTGTCATGGTGACGTTGTTGTCAGTAGTGATTCTCTTTCTGTAATCAATACCAGCACCAGTTGTGTCTCTACGATATGGATCGTAAGCGTTGTTTAGTGTACCTAAATTTTGAATGATTTGATTGCTAGTCCAACCAATTCTTTCTCCTGGGTTTCTATCATTCTGGAAGAATGCATCAGACTTGAAGTTTCCAGGAGCAGGCTTGAGTAAGATTCTTTGTGGTCTAAGTCTACGTGTGGAGTCAGTTCTTGTCTTGAGAACAAATCCATTGATAGGATCTCTAACTCCTTCAAGATAGTTAGGAATGACGTAACGAATCTTGAAGGTTCTGTCATCCTTCTCTCTGTTATCTTCTTGACGTAGATAGAACGAATCATTAGTCTTAGGATCGGGTGACTGTCTAATATCAGACTGATTGATTCTCCATAGGATACTCTCTTGCTGGACTGACAGTGGATTACCAGAACTTGAAGTATCCTTGACTTTGAGATACCATCTACCAGTGTTGCTATTTGAATACTCAATACCTCTTGGGTCAAATGCATATGGAGTTTGTGACTTGTTAGCGTAAGCAACAAACTGTGCGTCACTCAATGACTGGAATGTAATTCTGTTAGTGTCATTGATAGCATCTGCATGAGTCTTGTAGATACAGAATACTTTGTTTGGTTTGTCTGGGTTGTAAACATAACGAGTGAAGAATTCAAACTCTGGATTTAGTCTACCATTTGCATCAGCAACACCAGCAGTAGAGTCGTTGCTATTTGCAGATGCATTATCACCTTGTAAGTTTGCCGCTAGAAGTGGTAGTGGCGTGGTGTCATTGATCTTTCTGAAGAATACTCTCTGTGGAGTTGTGCTTGCGTTAGGAACATCAAAGATGTGTGCAACGTTAGAAACAATACCGCCCGTGATAGCAGATCCACCAGCAACAGCAACATCAACTTGACACTTATAAGAATCAAGATCATACTTCTCATCAAGTACAAACTTGTAGATGTCAATCTCTACATTCTCGTCAATCGTATCAGATTCGGATGAGTAGATGTAGATACCAGCAGCAGCATTTGCTCTGGTTTCTGCAAGCATCAACTTAGTCTGATCGCTACCATTGAATAGAGCAGAACCAGAGTAATCGTATGGAGCAGTCTTTCTGCCAGGAGCAATTACATAGTATGTTCTGTTAGTTTCAAAACCATTTGGCAGTCTTACCAAACGCTTATCAACCTCAACATACTTCTGTGCTTCAGCATCCCAACGTGGACGTGGAACAAGTCTTACAGCAGTTCCAGTCTCGAACTTATGAGGATTAGGAGCACCAGTTCCATCAATATCAATAGTAAAGATGGTTGCTCTTGTAGCATAATCAGATGAAGTAGCAGTTGCTTCGACTAGATCAACAGAACCAATACCATTATTGATGATGGTAGTGATGTTATCAATCAGTGTATCAACAGCAGATGCAACAGCATTACACTCAGGATAACCTGCGTTGCTAGTAAGAATTGTAGAATCAGTTGTAGGTAGAGTATCTGCCCACTGTCCCTTCTCCATTGTGAAGTAGAGAGTGATGTTGCTACCACCAGGACCAATAACAGGTACAGTAGCACCAGTATCTAATCTAGCATTCTCTACACCAAGTTCAATCTGAGTAGTACCAATCTTCTTCTTGATGAAAGTATTTTCAGGAATATTGGTATAGATTGGTGTTGAACCAGCATTCAGTTGTGCATCAGCAGAGAAGTCATTAGGATCATACTGTACAACTCTCATGCCGATTGCTAGACCGACGTTAGTTCCAACATCAACAATTGCACTGCCATTGGTTAGAACACAACCATTGACTTGTGTGGTGTGGTTGCGTAGAGCAGAGATTGCTAGGTTTCTAATAGCATCCCATGCATCTAGAGTCTCGTTCTTCTCTCCATCAATGTATTCTAGGTTGTTACCAATGAAGTATGCTTCACCTGCCTGAATGGTGTTGAGGTTACCACCAAAACGTAGGTCATTGATAACTGCATCAGTGATAATACCAACGTCTCTATAGCACTTAGATGCCTGTGCATTGGCAACAAATGCACCAGAGGATACATCGGGTAGAGTTGTCAGTGTACCGCCCTCAATGGCGTCTACAATGATGTCTGTGAGTGTATGGATTGTTCCTCTTACGTTTGCACAATCCCAGTTACCACTGTTTACAGCAGGAATACCATTGAGATTTCCAGCATACAATGCATCAGCCATGATGCTGATAAGAGTATCAATCGTATCTAGAACATCCGAACAGTTACCAACTGTATAAGAAGTTGGTTGTGCAGGAACAGTTCTTGTGATACCATTGAGGTTTCCAACTCCAGCATCAGTTCCAACTGCCTGAATAATAATACCAAATAGAGTATCGAGTGCTGCTTCTACCGAAGCACATGTTGGATTGTTTGTGTCAACAATAGTTGTTGGATCTTTCTTCTGTACACTATCACCAGATGGAGTCCAATTGGTAGGAATTACAGTGATATTACGCATCACATCGATGGCAATATTCTTCGCCTCAAGGAATACTCTTGATGCTTCATCACGCTCTTCATCAATGAATGAAGAAATTGGTTGTCCGTTTAGAGTGTTAGTTACATAAACTTCAGCAGCATCATAAGTCTTATGGTTACCACCAAACTTCACGTTGTAAGCAACTTCGTCGATGATTTTGTATACATCATCCAGACAATCTTGCTCTGTAGTATCAGGGCGAGGAGTCCAACCTAATGTTCCAACAGGATTCCAGCTATACTGAACATTAGAGTTCACAGACTTCATGCGCTCATATGCTTCCTTAGCAATGAACTTCTTATTCTCTTTGATAATTTCAAAAGCGTTAGCATGTGTATCTGCTACGATTGGAGGATCGCCAGTCTGATCTAGAGTTACTGTGTTATCAGTGACTGCAAGTTGATTGTTGACTGCAAGATTCATTTGATCTTGAATCTTATACAGAGCTCTGATGGTTTCGTTTACTTCTCCAGCAACACCACCAGCAGTCAATACATTGTTATTGAAGTACTCTTCAGTAGCAGCAATGCTATACTCGTTGCCACCAAACCAGAGATCTTGTGCGACAGCATCAACGATTAGTCCTAAGTCTCTGCGGCACTTAGTATCACTACCACCAGGGAATACAAAGGAAGGATTGTATGCTGTGATTGCAGCGATACCAGCATCGATGATGTCTTGCTTGTTTGCAAGAATTAGGTTGCGAGAATCTTTGTAACGACCAGCAGGATCAACAGCATTAGATGCATCGATAATAACAGTAGGATCTGTTACTGTCAACAGGTTAGCAATTGCTAGTTTGCAAAGATCACGAGCTCTCTTGAATGCAAAGACAGCAAATCTTTCTTCACCTACAAGGCCGTTTGCAAGTGGTGTTCCATCTGCATTGAAGTAGAACTTAGTTGCATTGATGATATTACTGTTGCCACCGTCTCTTAGGTCTTCGGCAATAGCATCAACAATGTAACCAATATCACGCTTACACTTTGCCTCATTGTTTCCATTCAGGAAGTCTTGGTTGTTCTCACCAGCAGGACCAAATGCTGTGTACATTTGATCATATGCGGTATCGATAATCTCATCTCTGTTCGAGAGAATTAGATTACGAGCATCGAAATATCTGTTAGCGTCTGGATCTAGACCAGGGTTGACATAAGAAATGTTCTGAAGATATGGATACTTCTCTAGAACATATCCAAATACTTCTTCTTGGAAGAAAGTTCTGTTGAGCTCAATGAGGTTAGCAGCATCGAGAGCAAGATTATCAATAACACCACCAGATGGTGCTAGAATGTCTGGTTTAGCAATGTACTTAGTGAAACCAGATGGAGTTAGTTCTGAACTATACTCTTGGTCGTCTCCAATATAAGCAGACTCCAACTTAGTATAGATGGTTTCATTCTGTCTAGCACCGAGTCTGTATCCATCAATAGATACAGCAGGACGCTTTGCAGGATCTAGTGCATCATCATTAGAATCTAGATATAGTCTGGTGTGGTTGAATACTACAGTACCAGAAGATGCAGTTTGAATACCCTCAACACCATTGATCATCGCGGGGATGTTGAATGGGTAGTAGTTGATCTTCTTATCAACAGTTTCAATTACCTGTGGTGGGATAATAGCATCAATGTATCCACCCTTGTCACTGTTGAATGCAAATCCTTTGTGACCGATTGCGTGTAGTGAGGTATTACCAAAGTTGGAGTTAGAGTTGGTGATCGACATGTCACCACCACTCTCCATCAGGAAGTGATCAGCGAAACCAACAGCGAAGATCGAAACGTTCTGAATGAAGGCATCTTCCGAAGCACGAACGTGGAAGTTTCTCCAGTCATCTTTCCAGAATGAATCACCCTTAGTGTGATAAGGGATGCTATCAAAAGCATCCTTCAGTGATGCTTGATTGAATGTATTGGTAAACTCATCATAACGGATGAATGCTCTGTCGTCTTTTT